GTATCTTTAAAGTTAAGAAGAATCCATTACCATGGGTTGAGGAAATGATTAATGCACCAGTGCATGGTAACTTCTTTGAGAATCGTGTTACCGATTATGCTAAAGGTGCTTTGTCTGGTAGCTGGGATGATGTTTGGGGTAAAGCTGCGTAATGGCACATATTGTAGCGAACTTACCACCAGTAAAGTGTTATGTTCGTAGAGAGTTTCTTTATGACTTTGAAAAAGGTCATGGTGAACTAGAACCTTGCTGGTGGATAACTGCTAAGTCGTTGCGTGGTCAAGCGTTCAGAATTGAAGCATATCTAAATCATTATGGTGCTTTGTATGATAAGTTGCCATTACATGCATTTTGTTGGAAACCAATTGAAGGTGAGCCACTACCATTAGATTATTTACAATTATGGGATTGTCTTTCATATGACATTACTGTTATTAAGAAAGCACAACTACAATCAATGCGTTGTAAGTTTAAATTAAAAAATGGAGATTGGATGTATGGTGTATATCTTTTCACAATTGATAGTGCCCATCCTGATTTTAATGTTCTTGATACTGGCTTTTCTGAAGATGTCGAAGACCATAAGTCTTACAATTTTATTATGTGCGATAATGGTCAGTTTGCTGCTCAGCCAAATAATCGATTAATTATATTAGAACCAAGCAGCAATCCAAAACAACTAAAGATACCTGACTTTAAGGTAGCAACCAAACGATGGTCTGTTGAAACAGATCCTAAATGGTCGCTCGGTGATACTGATACAGTCATGTACGAAAGAAAAAATGATTGAACTAATATATCTGTTGATTATGACACACATAACAATTGTGTGCGTGACTTTATATTTACATAGAGGACAAACTCACAGAGGTATTGAGTTTAATTCAGGACTATCTCATTTTATGAGATTCTGGTTGTGGTTAACGACTGGTATGGTCACAAAAGAATGGGTAGCTACACATCGCAAACATCATCAGAATTCTGATAAAGAAGGAGATCCACATTCTCCACACTTATTCGGTATTTGGTTTGTTTTGTTTGCTGGTGTTGTTTGTTATATCGAATCATCAAAAGATAAAGAGATGGTTCAGAAGTATGGAGTTGGTACACCAGATGATTGGGTGGAGAAAAATATCTACTCAAAGTTCCCATACGCTGGTGTTTCGATATTGTTGATTATTGATTTCTTGTTGTTTGGTTGGTGGGGATTGTGGGTCTGGGGAGTTCAAATGATATGGATTCCATTCTGGGCAGCAGGTGTTATAAATGGTATGGGACACTATTATGGTTATAGAAACTATGATAGTAAGGATAAATCAACCAATATAGTTCCATGGGGAATTATAATCGGTGGAGAAGAGCTGCATAATAATCATCATGGAGATCCAGCAAATCCCAAATTGAGCAGAAAACCATTGGAATTTGATATTGGCTGGATGTGGTATAGAATTTTTAATACATTAGGATTAGCAAGGGTCAAAAATGTCGACTAAATATTTTGAATGTGAATCATGTGGAGCACGAGGAAAGATCGTCCTCAAAGGAGATGACCATTCAACAGAAGATGTGGTATATTGCCCAGTTTGTTCTGCTGACATCTATGAAGAGGAGGATCTAGACGATGAAGAATAATGTGGTATTACCAAAACAAAGTAGTAGAAAATTTACCTGAGGATTGTGTTGGATTTGTTTATTTAATCACGAACAATACCAACAACAAAAAATACGTAGGTAAAAAATTAGCCAAGTTCGCAAAGACAACTTACAAAACAGTTAAGTTAAAAAATGGAACAAAGAAAAAGAAGAAGATTCGTTCTAGGATTGATTCTGATTGGCTAACATACTATGGGTCTAGCATTGAATTAAACAAAGATATTGAAAGGTTAGGTAAGGAATCTTTCACACGAGAAATTCTATATTTTTGTAAATCGAAGGCAGAGTGTTCATACATTGAAGCAAGGGAGCAGTTTTCAAGAAAAGTTTTGGAGACAGAAGAATATTACAATGGACAAATCTCAGTGAGAGTCCATAAATCACACATACTACACAAACTATGAAGTACTTACTATTCATTACCGCACTATCTTTATCAGCAGTTGCTGCTTACTACTCAATCATGGGATTAGTAGCAATCTTCGCTGCAGCTGTTATTCCTATTTTAATTATGGGTTCGTTGCTAGAAGCATCGAAACTTGTAGTAGCATCATGGCTCTATCGCACTTGGAAAGAAATTCCAGTGTTGATGAAGTCTTACTTTACATTTGCTTTAGTAATATTGATGCTATTAACTTCTATGGGAATTTTTGGTTATCTAAGTAAAGCACATTTGGACCAAGCAATACCCACAGGTGACGTGCAAGCAAAACTTGCACTAATAGATGAAAAAATTAAAACAGAAAAGGAAAACATAAATGCAAATCGTAAAGAACTTTCTCAACTCGATTCTCAAGTTGATCAAACCATCGCAAGAACCACAGAAGCCAGTGGAGCAGAGCGAGCCATTAACATCCGCAGAAACCAACAAAAAGACAGAGCCAGAATCCTCAGTGAAATCGGCAACTCGCAAGCCAAGATCGCCAAACTCAACGAAGAGCGTGCGCCAATCGCCAGCGAAGTCAGGAAGGTCGAAGCCGAAGTCGGTCCAATAAAATACATAGCAGCATTACTTTACGGTGATAATCCAGAAACGGATTTGCTTGAGAAGGCAGTCCGTTGGGTTATTATCCTGATTGTTATAGTATTTGACCCACTTGCAGTTTTAATGCTTGTCGCTGCTAACTGGCAGATGAGAAAAGATGATGAGATAAAACCAGCAGTAGTAATAAAGACTGATTCTGAAGGTAATCAACAAATTGAATCCATTATCTTAAAAGATAATCATGAATTAGAAGAACCTGATAAACCTAAGTGGTCTGATATGTTCTTCAAAAAGAGTCCATTACCAGTGGAATCTAAGAAGATAATTGAGGATTTCTTTGGTAAAAAGAAACCTGAAGAATTAGAGCCAGAACAAATGGCTGAAATGAATAAAGAAGTAGATGTAGTTATTCCAGAAACTACTCCTGAAGTTCAAGAATATGGTACGTTTGGTCAACGTGAAAAACGTATAGCACTTGAATCTAATGTCGAAGCTATAGATAACATCTCTATAGATCTCCCTCCAGAAAAACCACCAAGAATGCCACTTAGGTAAAAAAGAAGATACGTAAAAGAAATATACCTAAATAGTGTAGTTACCATGGCAGTTAGTGAGATTATTCAGATTAACTAAAAAAGGTTTAAAATGACTAAAAAGATCGCAGCAGCGGTGCTTTTTGTCATGGTTTTGTCCCCTGCGATTGCCCAACCAATCGTAACTGATTCGACTAGTAGAAGCACTACAGATTCTACTTCAAATAGCACAACAACAGTAAAATCCCCACCTCCAACAGCTGTGGCTCCAGCCATCACGATTATTAATAGTGATGTTTGTGCAGTTGCTGTATCAGGTGCAACTCAAACGCAAATTCTTGGCATCTCTTTTGGTGCTACAATGACTGATAAGAATTGCGAAAGACTAAAATTAGCTCGTTCTACATATGACATGGGTATGAAAGTAGCAGCAGTTGCTATTATGTGTCAAGATGAAAGAGTGTTTACAGCAATGATGAATGCTGGAACACCATGTCCAGTAGATGGTAAAATTGGCGAGCAAGCCAAATCAATCTGGGAAAATAATCCAGAAAGAATCCCTCAAAAAGTCAAGAGTAAAGACTAAATGAGATTCTGGTATTTGGTTATTATAGTCTTTTTATTGGCATTCTTTATGCCAGAAGCTAAATCACAAATACAAATTCCAGGAACAGATTTCACGTTGACACCAGTTAATGGTGGAACAGGTGGTTTAGTATCAGTACCAATTCCAGGTGGTGCTGGTTTGTCAGTTACAGTTGGCACTGGATCAGCTGCATTACCACTTCAGGAAATCAAGAATAATCCTAATGCTGTAAATATTTCAACATGGGATGATTGGTACAATGAAGTTCCATTAGGATTTACATTCCCATTCTATGGGCAAAACTTTACTACATCATGGGCAATGACTAATGGGCTGGTTACATTTCAAAACCCAGCAACATCTGGATTAGGTGGTGCTTGCTGTGAGGGTGTAGATTTACGCACTACAAGAGATTCAAGATACAATTATACAATCTATGGTCTACATACTGATTTGTATTCTTGGACCAATAATCAATATTATCTTCGTGGCACAAACGAAATGACTTATGGGTGGTATAACTCAAGTCAATGTTGTTCTTCACAAGGTGGTAATAGTTTTGAAATTAAAATTAACTCATCTGGTTTAGTAGACACTAGAATTGCTGGTGCTATGGTAAGTTGGAACAGAGTTACATCTGGTATGGCAGGTGACTTATCCAAAGGCGAATATTTCCAAGCATATCATGGTCGAGGTATAAACATTACTCCTGGAAGTTCAAGCATTTTTAGTTGTCAAGCATTGAATGGTACTG